GGGGATATGATACTTTTCCAAATACATTTTTATTTAATTTTATTTCTTGATTCGCCATTATCTTACAATTTTAAAATAATCCGTACCACTATCTACAACAATTGTTTCGTCCCCAACTATGGTTTGGACCATTAATTGATAATATCTTTCTGGTTCTAATCCGTCCATATAAACTTTAAAATAATTTGAACCAGAGTTCATACTTAATTTTGTAAAATTTGAATCAAAATCTACTACCATTTCTCCAGTTTTAGCATCTTTAATTGCCCAATACGAAGAGGTAGGTAACAGTTTAGTATTTAAATATACGGATTGAGTTTGGAATGACCTAGCAGGAAATGTATCTCTTGTTTTTACTTCAAAATTATAAATCATTGAATCCTCAAATGTTGATTGTAGATTAGTAAATTTAGAAATAAATGCACTAGAAGTTACTATTGAACCTGTACCAGATCCTGTAATAAAATAATTGTCTACTATTGAATCATCCCATTTTATTTCTAAAGCAGGAGGATATATAGTATGAGTATCCATTGAAAAGAAATTAGTAGAAACAAAATTTGTACCAAATTCTACAGTATCATCTAATTTTACTACAAATCCATTATTAACAATACCTCCCGAACCAGTGAGCCATAATCTAACAGTATCTGTTACAAACATGTTAATGTCTTTATTAGATGTATAATCAAAAACTTGTCCTGATTCTGGGTCTAATAAATCTCCTTCAAAAGTTTCAGTAGAACCTGTATACCATGTACTTCCTCCTACTGTTGAGCCAAAAGAAGCTGTTACATAATTTGAAAATCCTGTTGTTGTCCATCTATTTGAACCTGATTCTCCTGCAAAAGTCCAAGAACAACCATTATCAGTTTTTGGATCATCTGCTACTCTTCCTGTCCCCATATCCCAACTTTGTGAAACAGGGTATGCTTGTATTGTATAATCTAATGGCAGATTTCCGGCATTAGCTAAGTATAATCTTAAACTTACTTGATAAGATGACGTAGCTACTGTGTTTGTAATTATATTGTTTAAATCGCTGTTATCAAATTGAATTAATGCACGATTAACAGCTGGCAAATCGCCTTGAGCTGATGATAATTGGTTTATACCATTTATATTAGATATTTCTAAAACCTCATCTCTGCCAGTATTTTGTGCTGGGTATTGTGATCTTATAAAGGCATCTTGTTCAGAAAATAATTTGTATACAGCCATTTTTTATTTTTAAGTTGTTACTACTCTACCTTGAATATCAATATCAGGGAATCTTATTTCAAATATACTAGGGTCTAAAGAAGGATATAAAACATTATCAATTGTAGCTCCATCTATATCATATGCATATTCTGAATACCCCGATGATGAACCTGATTTATTAGTAATAGTAAGATTTTTAATTGTTTGAATTCCTTCAACCGTATCTAAAACGTTTTTAACATTATTAATTAGTATAGGTTGGTTTATTTGCCATTTATCTGTATCAAAATATACTTTTAAAGCATTAATACAAGTATTTAATACAATTCTATTATTAAAATTTGGAAGCATTATAACATCAAAATTTATTCCTAAATTAATTACAAATGCATCTTTTATAGCTACAGCATCTGTAACCATTCTATATTCAGCTAAATAGGTTTTAAGGTTTTGTTTTAAAGCTGGATCTGCTAATGTAAGTAAACCATTATTATTTTTAGATAAAATATATAAGGCTAAAGTATTATCATTATAATCACTAAAAGAAGTAGTATTATTGTTTAATATATCACTTTCTTGTGTTATATAAGTTTTGTATATTACACCATATTTAGAGGGTAAAGATAAAGCTCTAATCATATAGTCATCTTTAGTAACAGTTCTTAATTGGGTAGGATATTGTGCTAATGAATTTAATCTTATATCTTCATTAGTATCACCGTCACCTCCACCTACTGCTGGTCTTAGATTATTAAAAGCTAATGATTGTTGAACTGTAGCCTGTAAAGTTGAATCTAAGTTATTTCCAAAAAACGTAGTATTACCTGAAGATAATATTGTTAATGATTGGGCTGTAACATTAGAGACAGCTCCACCTCCTGTTAAATATTCTACTGTTAAAGTAGTATTTGAGGGTGCTAAACCGTAAGTTTTTGTATATAAAAAGTTAGCTGGATCAAATGCTGTTGTTAATTTGTCTACCCCATAAGGTAATCCTAATCCAATATTATCAGAGTTTGGAATAATTTCTTCATCTGGGTTAGATGATACCCCAGGACCAAATTGTAATTCTAAAGTATTGTTTGATCTAAATCTTGTTACAAACCTTCGTGGTACTTTATCTATTTTTAATAAATAAGGTGTAGTTTCATTATATTGATATAAATTAGGATCATTAGTAGCTATATTTGAAGTTGGGTTAAATATTGTTTCTTGTGCTAAATAAGGAACTTCATACCAACGATGACCATCACTATCAGTTATTTTAATAATATCAATTATATTATTATCTGTTATAACCGATGTTGCAAATTTTTGTGGTGTAGTAAAAGAAAATGTTGTTGTTTGTAAATTACCTGAAACTGCTCTTGCTTTCTTTTTTAAGAGGTAAAAACTAGGTTGGTTATTTGCATTTGTAGAATATACAGATATGTCAGTAGGATCTGCACTTCCGGATACAGTAAAGTCAACTTTATCTTCTACATAAAAAAACACACTAGTATTATTAGCAGATTGAAGTTGTGCTCCTTCTTCTAAAATTATAGCATAGTTCCAATCTGGTTGGACAGTACCCCGTGCAGTGGTAGATGGAATTGTTTGGAAAATCTCAACATCAACTGTGGCTGCATTAGTTACTTGTGGAATGTATCCCATTGAATAAGCTAGAGTTAATAAATTGTCTCTTTGCTTTGCAAATTGGATATAATTTTCTTGTACTTGATTATCAGTGTAGAAAGATAAAACATCACCAACATATGATGCCATCTCTATTAACATCATACCTGCTGATTCTTCAGAAAAATCATTATAAGTAGATGGATAATAGATCTCAGCAAATTCAATTAGCTTTTGTTTTAGACTATCAAAATCTTTATTAAGATATTGTATGTTTTTAGCTTGAGGCATTTTGTAAATTTAAGTTTAGTTGAAGAGTGTCTTCAATATTGGTGTTAATTACGGTATAAGTTAAATATATATTAATAATTCCATCATTAGGACTTAATTCTATATCTAAAGATTCTATTAAAACTTGAGGAAAAAACTGTTCAACTCCACCTCTAATTAAATCTTCAATTACTGCCGAAGTATCTTCAGTAACTTGTTCAAATATAACTCCTCTTAATCCTGAACCAAAGTTAGGGTTCATGATTCTTTCTCTTTTTCCTGTTAAAAGGAAATTAATTAAATTAGACTTTATAGCATCTGTTGTTGTATATGTTGTATTAATACCAGTAGCACCATCAAAGGGAAGGCTAATTCCAACCCCTGTGCTTGGTCTTAAATCTAATACATCAACATTTCTTACTATATAAGCCATTATAATTTACCTTCTTCTTTGAATTTACTCATCATATTAGAAAAGTCAGGAACTGCATCTATTGATACCTGATTTATATCGCCTGTTCTTTGAGATGACATTTGTTCTACTGAATCAACTACTTTAACTTCTTGTTGAGGCATTCCTGCACCTCCAAAACCTACTGCATCAGTAGCACTATAACCTCCATTTAAATTTCTCCAATCTCCAGCAGCAGCTGTTTCATTTAAAATTTGTGCTAATGGATCTTTAGATTCAAATAATTGTTTTTGTGGGGGTTGGGGTGCTTGTTGTATTACTTCTTCATTAACCATTTCGGAAAATGATGGTTTTTTCTGTGTTTTTTGTTCTACAACGGGCTTTTGCACTACTTTTGTTTCAGTAACAGGAGTGCTCATAATCAAAGATAATTCTTCTTTAATTACGTCTCTTACTTCTTCTCGGATAATTTTTCTAAAAGCTTCTACTTTCATGATTATAAATATTTGTTTATTGAATTTTTATTTATTAATTTGATCTCTTAATCTTTGGTTTCTACGTGAAATTACTACTTTAAGGATTTTACCTCCTTTACCTTTTTGATCAAACTTAATTTTGTAATCATCACGTAATGATTCTTCCTTCACACCTGATAAGATTTCTTCTTGGGTATAGTCTTTAGAAAGAAGGAATTTAATCCATTTATCAAATTCTTCGGGTTCTATACTGTCATAATATACTTCAAATGGTGGATATGCCATTCTTTGTTTTGGATGCATATTTAAAACAATTTGATCATAATCCATTTTTGTAGTTTCTTTTAATCCCTCTAACCATATTTCTGTTTTCTTTGTTATTTCTTCAATATGTTCAGGATTTGGATTAACTGAACTAACAATATTATTTTTTAATTTTTCAGCTAATTCTTCTCCATTTAAATCAAATACTCCAGGTGATGACATTATATCATTAAGTTGTGATGTAGATGCACCTTGAAGTAATTTAAAAGTATCTTGCATCTTTTTTAAAGATGGGTTTTCTTCTATAAAATCTGCAAAGGGTTGTTGGATTAATTTATTAGTATTTATAGTTTTATTAGGTGAGGATTGATTTGATATTATTTGTGCCGGTTCTCCTCCTGCTTCCTCAAAGGGACTATTACCCGTTCTCATTGCAACAGGATCCTTATTAGTTTGTCCTCCTGATCCACCATCTATACTATTTGCATTTCGGTTATTAGCTTGTGCTTTTATATTACTAATAGCTAGTGGATTTGCACCTGTAGTTTCTGCTATTTTTACAGCATCATCATCAGGGAGGTTCTGGTTATTTACAGTTCCTACTCCTATTATACCCTGTTGAACATTTCTTCTAATTTTATATTTAGTTTCATTTACAATTAAATTTAAATCATCACTAAATGTTAAATCAGAAGCAGCTACTAAATTTTCCTCAATATCAAATGCTACTCCTCTTCTTCTAACTAAATTACTTTCACCTTTAGAAGTATCGGATATTGGTTTTTCTTCTTGTATTCTAATAGTATACCCTAAATATACTTCTTGAAAATTTCCAAATTTATCTCCTGCAGTTTTATTTCTAGCATCTTCTACTTGTTTAGCATATAATTCAATAGATTGTGCTTCTAAATTTCCAACTAAATTAGCATTATTAGCACCTTTAAATTTATTAAAAGTATAAAAATTAAAATTATCTCTTAAACTTTTTCTAAAAGCTTGGCCTCTAGTTTCTTCAAAATTAACACCTGTTGCTCCAGAAATTAAATCACCTCCAAATATAATTTGACCATTTAAATCAAAACCCCATACTGTACCTGGGAGAACTAATATAGTTCCATCCGCAGTGGTAACTAAAGTGTTTCCAAATTGGGATAATTCAGATGCTTCTTGACCATTATCAAATTTTCCATCAGGAGTATAAAAACCAAATACTTCTTCAACTTGAGTTCTGACAGTATTATCAGGAAATGGAACACCTGTAGCAGCTGAAACTAAACCTTGAATAGCTCCATTCAAATTCATATCTTTTCTTCCATCTAAATTAGCACAAGTTTCAAATGTTTGTTGCATTTTTGCTAATTCTGATGTTAGTAATTTAAGGTATTTTCTAAGTTCTGTTAAACTTCTAATAACATCATCTAATGCCCCACTTATTTCGTTTAAGGCAGCATCTGCAAAATCTAAAGCAGCACCTACATCTGTAACTACTTTTCCAAGAGTATTTACTATCCCTGCTGTTGCGAACATTGTAGGAAGAGCATTTGCTACGGCTTGAATAACCTTTATTAATACTTTAAATACTTTAACAACAACTAATAGGGTTTTAACTAAAACATTTAAAAATTGAAATATACCTAAAACAAAATTAACTGTGTTTGTTACAAATTTAGTAAATTTAATTATTGTTCCTACTAATTTAGCTAATTGATCGTATGGAATTGCACCTCTTAATACTTTATTTATATCTTGTATTTGAGATTTAAAAACGTTTTGTAATGATAAATCAAATTCTATTAGAGGTTTTATTTCATTATAAAATTTAGTAAAAATTTTAGATCTATCTATTACTTGTTTTGAAGTAAGACCCCCTGAAAGTGTTTGTGAAGCTGTACTAGTTGCATTTGCAACAGCATTTATTTCAGGTAAAACATTTTTATTTAAAAATAAATCAATTTCAAGAAGGGTTTTTTTAATTTTTCCTAAATCTAAAAAACTATCTGGGATTTGGTTAAAAGTATTTATTACTTCCGTAAAACCAACTTCCCTTAGGGCATCTGTAACGGATTGTACTGATTCGGCTAGTTCCCTAATATCAGTTGTAGTTGTAGTTTCATAAGTTACTTCCCAATTAGTAAAAGTTTCTAAGATTGGATTTTGTTCTCCATCTAAAATAGTATTACCTGATTTAGATTTTTTAGTAGGTGGATCTAATGGATCAAATCTTTGGATTTCAATGATATAATTAACAGGATCCGGTTGAGTTTTTAATGGTTTTTCAGGAGTTTCTTCAGCAGTGCTTGATTTAACTACACCAAGCATATTAGTAAATATTGTTTTATTATTCATTTGTTGAATAAAACAATTAGTTCCAGGAGATAAAATATCAGGACCTGGGATAGTAATAGTAAATTCACCTACTGCAATGGGTTGAGGTATTGAGGTTCCTGTAACAACTTGATTTCCTTCTATTAATCTAAAGTTAACGAAAATATCTTGAATTTGTTTAAGAGGATTTTGAATATTACTTAATCCAGTTGCAACAGGACTACCAGGTGGAAATGCTGCATTAATTCCTACTTCTAAAGGGTTACATAAAGGGAATGAATTTAATTTTCGAACAAATTTTGTTATAGGAATTACCCCAGGATTTTTAAGAGGGTTTTCATTTGCTTTTAGTAATTCTTGTTGTTTATTACCTATCTCTCTATTAGTTTCATCATATTTGGTTTTAGATAAAATGCCTGGGAATTGTTCATTTCCTTCTGTAAAGGTTGTTTCATTTGCCTTTTTTAATTCTTCTTGTGTTTTTAAATCTGCTTCAATATTATCAGACCCAATCCCATATGTTAATGAGTTAATAGGATCAACCATACTTCCTAAAAACTTAACAACAGTTTTTTTAGCTGATTTTACTGGTGGTAATATGGGATTAGACATTATTGTGTAAAATTAGTTGTAGATAATAAATCACTTAATAAATCATTTGCTGTTTTAACAGCTTGGTTTAACTGTTTTCCAGCTATAACTGTTGCTAGTACAGGTGAACCTTCAATTTGGGCTTTCATTAATTGTGGAGCTACTTCTTTTTGTAGCATAGCAAAGAAATTTTTTAAAATGATTAATAAAACATCACCATGTACTAAGGGATGTTTAGCATTTAACCCGAGTTTAATTTTAGGTGAATTAATTATAGTCATTCCAGTACTATCTATATTTACTGTACCACCAGAAGATATAGAAATTGCCTTTTTAGCAATTAAAAAAGTCATATCTTCTTTAGAATTAAGAGTAACTCTATCCGAATCAATTATAATTTGTTTCCCAGTATAAGGGTATGTTGGTTTATATGGAATATCTTTTGCCATCTATTTATAAATCTATTGTTCCACCTCCTAATAAAGCTTCTCTTTCTTTTTGTTGTTGTGTAATTTGGATTGTTGTGCTTTTGTTATCAGCAGGGAACACTGAAGTGTTACTTGTAGGACCTGTATCATCATTTTCAGTAAAATCAGTATCTTTTTGTTTAATATTTAAATCTCCTGATATTTCAGGTTCTTGATTTACTGTATCATAGGTAATGTCTGTTGAATCTTGTTCTTTATTAGACACATTTGGATTAGCTACTGGGGTTTCTTGTATATTTGCTGTGGTGTTTATTTGAGGTGAGGCATCTACACCAAATGAATCAAAATTAGTAGAACCTAATAAAATAGGGATTAATTGACCATCAGTTAAATAAATAGAGGAAGCATCTCCTTGCACATTTTCATATGTAGGAAACCAATTATTAAAAGCACTAGATTCAGCTTGCCCATTTCTTAAAATTGTAATAGGTGAACCATTTGTGCCTTCTGAACTCCAAGGACTTTGTGTATCTTTACTTTCTGAAGTATGTACTGCTGTAGAACTAAAACGAAGTGAATTACCCCATCTTCCTTCTAAAATTATATCACCTTCTACAGGATATAAATTTCTAATTTTAGCTTCTTCTACAAATGTTTTTCCAGGACTAGGTTCTTCTACTTGGGTTTCGGGGTTATTAGCTATACCTTCAGAAACACTTTCATTATCTACAGTATCAGTATTTGTAGAATATTCGGTATCTGGAGGAAGCATGTTTAAATGGTTCTTATTCCATACAGATATTGCATTTAAATAATAATATTGAAAAGCATCGGTATTACCAGTAGTTAATTGTTTATAAGAAGGACCTTTAACTATAAATACAGTTTCTCCTAATGTAGGTATTTTCTTAAAATTAATGTCCATTGGATAAGCTATAGTAGCTTGGGTAGTTATTTTATCATTAGTATTAGAAGCCTTTGATAAAGATTCAAAACGAATAGCTCCTATAGACCCCCATCCATTTGTAATTTGAAATAATGATTTTGGGTTTGAATTAGGTTCTAAACTAACATCAACAACCCGTGCTGGAAATAATGGATTTTCATCTCCAATAGTTGGAGTTGAAGTTGGTTGTGCAATTGCAGAATTCCCTAATGTAGGATAATTTTTAGACATTATCTATTTTCTCAGGTTCAGGTAATGCTTTAATTTCAGGTTGAGGAGTATTCATTTCTGCTAAAGATGCAAATAACATTTCTTTATCATCGTCAGAAAGTAACTCATCACCACCGTTAGTTTTGTTATTTAAAGCTCGTTGCACTACACTCGCCATTTTTATAAGGTGATCGTCGTTTTTAATTGCTAATTCCATGTATTCTTTGATTAAAGGCACAATCATAGTTGCTTCACCTGGTGAAGTAATTAAAGGTTTTAATCCTTCTATTAATGAACGTAATTGTACTTCTTTATCTTTTTGATTAACATGGATCTCCTTTAAGAGATCAGAGAAATTTTTCTTACCGAATAATTTTACTTGTGAAAAATCCATAGTTTATACTTTGGATATAAATATAGATATAGAAAAGGTTTACAATGACATACTTACATAACCGTGCTCAACGTATTGAGTTAATAGTTTCTTGTAAGTTTTTTTCATTTTCTTGATGACTTTAGTAATCTGTGGAGTACTTTGATTAGTCATTTCTCTTATATATATGTATATTCCCTTTTTATTAAAAATATCTAAATTTTCTCGTTTTCTAAATAACTCTATAACTGCATCCGCAGTTTTAGCATCTTCACGTTTTGGAAACAAAGTAAATAGATGAATATCCATGTACTGAATTAAAAAATCTACGAATTCTGATGGTCCTTCTTTAGACATTGAAGAATCATGTTCATTAAGTAACTTAATAGTTAAGGTTTGATCTTCATCAATATCCTCTACTGCTGCTTTTTGTTTAAGTTTCTTATAATTTGTGTTATTATAAAGTATTAAATAACGTTTTGCAATAGTTCCAAAATAGGAATATGCTTTACCTTTACCTTGTTGGTATAAGTGAAGTTTTTCTAATAAAAAAGCAGTTACTTCATGTTGTAATTCAGCTATAGTATCAACTTCAGTATAATAAAATTTAAACGTATGAATTATGTTTTCTGTTAATTTATGAAAACCATACCATATCCTTTCATTATATATTTTATTCCTGGTATCTTGATTAGTTTCAGCTAAATATTCTATAATAGCATCTTCTGTATCTTGGGTAAAATATTGATTTTTAGTTTTAGGCTTACGAAGTCGAATAGTCCCCTTTTTAGTATATTGGGGACCTTCATCTTTTACGGGTACAGTTAGAACTTTTTCCTTAAGAGATTCGTCAATTGGTTGGAGCATTTATTATTTGTTGATATTGTATTCATTAATGTATTCTTGAATTTCTTTAATCCCTGTAAAAAACCAACCAATTTCATCATCTGATTGAAATATTTGTTTAGAATCAATTTCTTTAATTTTTCTATTAGATTCTGTCATTATTGTAGATATTTGTTGAATGTAAGTATCTTGGGCTACATTCATATCTTCTAATTTTTCATTTTTCTTTAATAAATTAACTATTACATATACAAAACCTAAAAGTAAAAAGATTGTAATGTTAATAAGAACTATTAAAAGGGTTGTTGAAATTGTCATATTATAAATTTTTAACTAGGTCCATTAAATTATTATCTTTAGAACCAATTTTTCCTAAATTAGAATTAACTCTATCTTGTTTAGTAGTTTTTTGTTTATGAGGAACTGGAGTAGAAAATTTACTTAACCATTCTCTTTCAAATTCTATTCTGGATGCCATAAGATCGGCTTGATGAATAATAAAAGGAAGAGAAGTACGTGGTTTTGTTTCGGGCATAAAGGATTTTAAATAAGCTTTATTAGCATCATCATATAATCCATCGTGTGTTTTAATTGTAATCCATTCATTAGTAGTAAGATTAATACCTTGTTGTTGAAGTAAAAACAAAGAACGATCAGGTACAGTCATATACTCAATTTTAGTATTAAAAGTATACATTTCACCTAAATTTTTCTTTCTCCATTCATCTGTTGAAGGATAAACGGAAGTTTCTTCAAGACTACCAATTTTACCTAAATCGTGGTTTAAAGCGGAGACAAATAATTCCTCATCTGTGTACGTATCTGATGTTCCCATTTCCTTCCATACGGCACTCACTTTAAAGGCAGCAGTAATTACACGTACTACGTGATCCACATACCCTCCTGGGAAACAATTGTGATAAGCCTTCTTATGAGAAGCTGGGAGTAGAGCGATACGTTCATCTAGTGAATTATAAAAATCTAAAAATTGTTGTTTACGTTCTCCTGTAATATATTTTTCAATACCTGAGAGTAATACTCCAAAATTTTCATTAACTTGCTCCGCGTTTAAAACCATCTATATTTGTGTTTGGAAATCTGAATGTTCGTTATTTAATAGTGTTTGAATACTTTCTAGATCTTCTTTTAAATCATCAATTGTTTGATTAACCTCAATATGCTCACCTCTCTGAGAGTAGTGTTTAACTGAATTTAATCGGTTGATCAATTTTTCTAATTTACCTTGAATAAGTTCTTTATATCTCATTGTAATATGAATTAATTATTTGTGCTGCCTCGTCTATATTAATAAATGTACGATGGTTAGGTGCGGTAGCCAAGCCTTTATCGTTTGCTGGGGTAAGATAAATTGGGGGATTAAAAATAGAATCCGAAGGAAATTCAACAATGGGGTAAGATTTAGTGTTTAATTTTTCTTCTAATTGAGATGCGGTTGCAACATCTTCATGAGCATCCACCATTATATACGGTATCTTCATAAAATTCAATGCACCCTTTAGAGATTGACAATGTTCGCAGTATGGTAGTGTATAAACAACAATTGCTTTTTTCCCTTTTTCTTTATTCATTCCTTTTCTTTTCTAAAATTTTTATTTTATTTTTAAAACTTATGCTTTTATATGTTTCGGGGTCTACAAGGTAATAAAGAAATTTGGCTAATCCAACCCTTTTTGCAATTTTTCTAAAAAAATGTTTGCTTTTTTAATTCCTTCGTTATAGTTATTCTCTTTAAACATAGGAATTATGTCTTCTTTAAGACCTTTAATAACTTCATTAAGTTGGGAAGTGCTAAAACTTTTAAATACTGGTTCTCCATTAGTTCCCTTTTCAAAAATAGGATCATAAGCAATTAAGGCAATATCTAATAAACCTTTTTGAGCTTGAAGCCCATTATGGAGTAGAGGAGAAAACTTGTCAATTAAATCCTCTAAATCTTTATCAATATTCATAACTTTTATTTAATAAATTCAATTGTAATAGAAGAAGAATAATAAGGCATACATTCATACCCATAATGATCTTCAGATTCAAATAAACTAATATATGTTTCAGCACTCACAGACTCTTTTTTAGTGTGTTTCCGGAAATTGTGATATCCGTTTATACATATATACTATCTTGCTTTTAGCGTAACTAATATGCTGTCTTTTACGTGATATCTACCGTCATAAGACACGTCTATATAAATTTTAACACTCTCGCCGTCAATTATAGATTGGCGCGGAATTGGGCCCACCATTTGTTTAGTCCAGAGAGGGAGCGTAGTTGGTTTATACTCATGTTGATACCCAATTCGTGTTGAAGGTGGGATAAGACGTACAGAAGTAGGATAAACGTAATAAACAGGATAATCATGAAAAACCCCGTCACTATAATTCCAATGCTTGTCGGTACTAAAATAAGCCCTAATATTAGCTTCACCATTATATTTCTGATTTTCAGCCATGTCGGTAGATTCTGCATAAATTTGTGTGTAAGTGAATGATGATAAAGTATCTAATTCAACAGTTTGATTATATGAATCCTGAATACCATCTAAAGTAAGATAAACCACCCCACTTTGAGGTTCAATGTATGGTACTTCTACTATTACTATTTCATCTTTAGTACAAGAAGTACACGATATTGCTATTAGAATAGATATTATTATAATTAATATCCATCCTCCAATTGACTTTTGTGTTTCCTTATCCATGTGTTATATAATTTTCTAAATTCCATTTAACCATGTCACTAAAATCTGCCTCCGGATCCCCTAACTCATTCCATTCAAAGAGAATAGAATCGGCTATAACCCAAATTTTATCTGAGGATAAATCGGGCATTTCCTCATTATTTAATTGTTTTAGGGCGATACAATCTAATACTTCTTGTACTACGTAATCTTTTTTTAATTTACTCATAACCTTTATTTATTTAATTAACTACAATGTAATGAATTAGCCACCCACTCTTCTTGTGGTTCTTTCCATTGATAATCCCCGTGTATTTTAGGATCATAATTTGTTCCATCAATGGGAGTTTGAACAAATCTCCCATCTTCTTTTATTACCGGATTACCTAAATTAGATAATCCAAAAAATTTTCTTTTTCTTTCCTTACCACTTCCTAAAAAGGGTCTTATAATTATAAATTTATTTATGCTCATCTTCTTCTTGATTAAGTTTCCAAATTCCATATTGATCTACTGCAAATAGTGATATTAAAATAATCCACGTAATTGCTCCTGTTATTGCTAAAAAATTTATAAAACAATTCATTATATAGCTGAAATTAAACTTAGTGAAGCTTTAATTTTCCCACCTATAGGATCTTTTAAAAGAACAGTTTTTCTATTTATTTTAAGAATTTTATACTCACCTGGCATGGCTTTCTTATGATTTACATTAACCAATTGACCAACACCCATTTGTGAAACGTTTCTAATTGATTTAGATTCGAGTACAATATTGATTTGTCTTTTTAAATTTTGTAATTCAACAACTGAATAATCATTTAACTTTGAATAGTTTATCATAACCTTTATTTTAATTTATTAATTATTTACCCGTAAATATACGAAAGGCTTCCTGGGAAGCCAAATTTTTATGCAGAAGCTTTAAATTCTTTTTGCTCATATTCTTCAAATATAGATTGGAATCTAGCAGATAATCTTTGTTTCCCTAATGTTGTTTGAAGAGATTCGTTAAAATTTAAACGCAATGTAGTACTAATAGTATCAATATATTCATTAATTACCTCTCTAGGTATAATTGATACACGTTCTAAATCAAAATGAAATATAACTAAAAAATCATATCTATCCTTTTTCTTTTTATGATTATATGCTACATAATGAGTATCTGATTCATTAGACATAGTTTTAATCTCATACAAAGCTCCATCTTTATCTATAGCATCGTATCCATCTTCATCAATATTTTCCCAACCAAAATAATCACACACTAAAGTTTCTCCTATAGTACCTATAGCAGAAGCAATTTGATTTTTATCTCCGTTTGGGATTAATAAATGAATATACTTTTGAAGTTTATTTCTTGTTTTTGATAATCTCATAACCTTTTAATTTTAAATTCTCCTGTAAATATACGAAAGATTATTCGCTTATCCAAGCTGCCTGTACATTACTAAGTAATTTTTTCAGATGAATATCCTTGGAAGGAATGAATAACTCCACCTAAGGGTGATCTATCATTTAAAACTAAACTAACATCTTTACCGCCTACACTTTTAATAGAACCACCATTTAGATCTATTACTCCCGATCCATTTACTCCAATATCATCTTCTATATAAACAGAATCTCCATAAAGTTGAGTATAAACATTTATACTATTTGAAACATATGGTTCATAAGTACCTGACCCTGAAATTGGATCTGCTAGTTGTTTTATGTCTATTGTTGCATTACCTGATCCACTTCCGAATGTTAATTCTAACCCATTATTAAAGGTTTGTGAATTATTAACTGTAATTTCTGTATTATTAGGATTTACTGATGTTATTAAAGTTCCAGCTGTTACCCCTGATCCAGCAACACCCATTCCAGGTAAAACATTTTGATCTGCAAAACTAGAAACTTCTACAGTAGTTCCAGTTACAGTTCCATTAACCAATACGAAAGCATCCAAATCACTAGTATTCATAAAAAAGTTATTACCTATTATATAAGCATCATAAAAATTACCAGTTGCACCATTATTATTAGGATAGATATGTTTAAGTTCATTCCCAGCTCCTATATGAACACTAGCACTTAGGTGTCTTGGTGAAGCACTTGCGCTTGTAATATAATTAGATGTACCAGCATTCCAGACTAATGTTACATCTTCATAAACCCCTGGAACAATGTTCGAATAATTATTAAGAATAACACTAGAAGAAAAATCTGTTTGAAAACTAGGGTCACCTCCTTTTTGAATATAAGAAGCTCTTACATTAAAACGGTTTGGATTTGTCCCATTTGCTGGGTCTTCCTGGATATAGGCAAAACTTATTGTTTTTTTATCTGCAAAAGTTTCAACATATTCAAATACAGGATTTTGTGGTGATCTAACAGGTCCATTTTGATCTCCTTCTCTATTATTAGTAATAGTTGTAATTCTAGGTGTTCCTACTACTTCAACAGGATTATTATAAGTTACATCAATAGATGCTGTAAACCCAGATAATATAGGAAGTACAGTAATAAATTCATTATCCGCTAAGCTACTAGTAAAAGATCCAGCAGCATTTATATATGTAGTTTCTGCATAGTTTGTAGCATCAGAACGAAAAGTAATAGATTTTACTTCATTAAGAATTGATCCTCCACCTCCTTGAATTTGCCAAATAATTTGTTCTTCTAATTGAATTAACTCCCTATTATATTTGCTTTTAGCCTCCATAACAGATAGTTTGAGATTATCCTTACGTCTTCTAAAGTCAATCCAACTTCCAGGTGTGATCATAAATCAATGTTTAATATAAATATAACAATATTATAAAGTGACTCCGCGTTTTTTTAACTCTATAAGAATAAGATGTTTCTTTTTACGGAAATTTTTATCATTATACATGGAATCAACTCATCCGTTTTAGTGCCCGATGGGGTATGGTGTTGCATTTTCCATCTGTTGGTCATTTTACCACGAGAATCTTTTTCGTAAACTTTGGTGCTTGGTTTTAATTTTGCTGACATGTAGATAAATATATATCTTTGTCGATTCAAGAAATTTTTTGAAGGAGAAGATTCGAGATCCTGGGAATGATGAGTAAAAGGGGTTAAAATGGGTTCCCAACATTATTTTGGAGTAAGTTTTTTAACAGAAAGAAGCTGAATAGCCATATTAATAAAATGACGCTTAATACTATCGTCGATGTCCTCAGCACGTAGAACAACAGATTCCTTCTTATGAGATAGATAATTGTAGTATCTCACCTTATATTGGGGCACGTTAGTGCTCTTAATCGGATCTGCCATAATCAACCTTATTCTTTTTTCTATTGTATTTTTTCTTAGAGGGATAGGGAGGAGGGCAACGGAGAGCTGCCTCCCATAAATCTCTCTCTAATTCTACTTGCTCTAAACTAATTTTTTTCTTTTCCACATCTTCCACATTTAGTTAACCAACCTGCGTTTAATGCTCCGCATCCACAAGTCCACGATTTTGATACCCAATCCCTGTTAATTTTGGTTCCCATGTTTTGCCTGGATTTTTTCGTTCAAACTGTTTTCTTTCTTTTACTATCTGTTGATAAATAGGTGAATTTAATTCACAACCTCGGTATTCTCGTTTTCCCCTTCTCATATATTTGTATATATTAATCGATGTGTAGATCCG